AACGTCTACCAAGTGGTTTTGCATCAACATCAACACCGAGTGCATATCGAAAGTCGCCTGTGGTTTCTACTTTTACTCTATGATAACGACCACTTGACCTTACATTACATAAATTATCACTATTCAATGATGAGGCAGATGTAAATGTCGTATCGTCAATCTGTTTACTTCTGCTGCCAACTGATACGGATAATGTGGGTTGCACACTTGGGTTTTTTGCCGTTACATAAGGTGTTATAGAATTAATGACCGACGACCTCATTGGTGTCACTTCAAACTCTTTTGTCGTAATTGTGGCAGCAAGTGTATCGCCTGTGAATGCGTGTATCTTTTTATCTTTCGATCCACCTAGTGTAAAACTGTCGCCCTCGTATAAAGTCGAGTCTAAAGATGTTGTCATCGCATCTAAACTTGTATTGATATTATCTAACTGCTCCAATGAATAACCGGGTATTAGTATTGTTCCTAATGACTCATGTGCTAATTCTAATAACGACCAACGCCCAATAACATAATTATAAACCATAATTTTATCAGGCTCACCATCACTGCTATCGTTGGAAACGAATGACCACATAACAGTTTGATTATTTGGGTCTATTGCTGCGGTTGTCCGATGATGATGGGCAGGGTTTAGATTGTCATAGAAGAATCTGTCAACCTTTTCTGCACCAATCTGATTGGAACGATTGCCGTCAAATAAACAAAACCCATTTGGCGATAAATAAAACACAGCATTTGATCCAAGTGATGCAATGCTACTTGGTATCTCACACCCATTATTTGTTTCAATCCTGTCCACAGTAAATATTAAAGGAGAGCCGACATAATCTAATCGTGCAA